TAAAGCCTTTGATAAATACAAAGAGTTGGATATAAGATACTGTGATAAAATACCTGAAATAATCAATCAAGATCAAAATTTAATATTCCATATAGTTGATAAGGATCAGAGAGCAGGTGGTCGTGAAATTTAAGTTATGGAGTATAATACCAAGCTATTACAACAACCTTTAGAAAAATTTATGGCTAAAATATGTAATCATATAGATAATGAATTAATTTCAATACCAAGCAACAAAAGGCCTGCTAAAATTCACAACCTTTAAATGCAATCACTGGATAGTAACTAGGATAACTAATTTTGGACTATTGACAATAGTAAATGGTCAGCCTCATGTAATACAAATAAATAGATACACATGGTATTGGGGTTATCAGGTTTTTTACCTAAAGATTTTGTTAACTAGCTTATTTAAATGATGTATAAATGGTCTGAAAAGATTTGTTAAGTTTCACCTGGTGTTGCAAATCAATAGAATAAATAATCTAAAAATTTAGGCAGGGGTATTTTAATACAGAAACTAAAGGATAATAATGTGTTGAAAAATGATAATATTGGTCATTAGTAACATTCTGAGTAGGCGTTTTTCCAAGGAATATTAAATTAACTATCATCATTACTACATGCAGGCCAAGTATTCTTATTTAATGATTTAATACCAGATTTGATCCCAATAGGCAAGGATATAAAAGCTGATATATTAGTTCATTCAGACGATGCAGGTGGTGTTATAAAAATAAAAAAATCTAACAGTGATTCAAATGATATTATACATGCTGACTTAATTAAAATATATGAACTTATTTCTAAACTACATAACCATTCTTTATCAACAAAAAAAGTTTGTTTCTCAAAAAAATATTGGGAAATATTATCAGTATTATAAGTAGGTAAAAGATTGATGCCTTTAGGACCTAAATTTGTGTCGCAGTTAGAATTAGATCTAAGTGGTCAAGGATTATATAAGGATTTATTGAATTCAACTTCAAAATGTATAGAAATGATTGATAAAGGGTGTAATTTTAGTGAATCGTGGTTCAAGAAAGTTTTAGTTCAATTCTCATTATTTGATTTTTATAACATAAGGCCAAATAATCATATTTTACATCTAGGTGGGTTGTCAGTTGGACATCCAGTATGTGATTTACTTTAAGGGACACAATCAGATGTTGTAAGATTGTTAAAATAGGATATTAATAGTTTAGAATATCAAATAAACTTATTATAAAAAATTGCTGATTTTGAAGAACCAAGTAAAATACCAACCTAATTATGTAAACTCGATATGAAAAAACGACCTGATATTAGTAAATTGCTAATGGAGTTAGGATTATTGAAAGATAAAATGTTTGCTGGATTAAATGAACAAGAGGAAAATGTTTTAACATTGATACCAGCAAAAAATGCTTAACTACAAGTTCTAAAATATAGTAAATTGTGGCAAAATCAATCTTTTCTTGCATCAATGGAGTAATTAAATAAAAGTACCAAACTAAAGCTTTCATTTAAAAACAGGAATTACTAATTTACAGATAATGAGAAAATTGTAGATTTACCAGATTTGTTGAGACATGAATTCAAAGAATTAGATGGAAAATATTTTATTAATAATGTAGTACTTTTTAAAAAATCTGATATGATACAATCACAGATTTAGTTTTTTAGAGAATTTTAAAAAGATACAATAATATATTAAGATATATTTGATAAAATAAAAAATGCAAAAATCAACCTTCAATTTATGGACATAAGCATAAAACCAACAGTTTTAGAGATTTAGAATAATACTACACCACTTTATTTTTCTGATACTGCATCATCTATTATATTGAATCATAAATATAAAAGATTGTCCTTCATTACTGGTTTGAGACAGTAAAATGAAAATGAATTAAATTAGTTGATTAGTAAGTATAATGAAGATAAATTTATTAATGATGACAAAAGGTTGTATGAGTGGATAAACACCATTAATACAAAAA